TGACCTCGATCTGCTCACAGACTGGGGTCTTGATATGCCTGATCTTGAATCAGATAAAAGCGAACAATTAGAGGCTAAAGAAGATGAATATGTTATTCCTGATGAGATTAAAACAGATATAGTTTATGGCGACTTGTTCGAGATTGGAGAGCATAGACTTTTATGCGGTGACTCAACAAAAAGTGAAGATGTGGAAAGATTGATGGGTGCTGAGAAAGCGGAAATTCTTTTTACATCACCCCCTTACTCTGACATGAGAGAATATAACGGTGACAAAGATTTATCCGTTAATAATATTATAAATTTTATACAATCTTTTTCAGCTTTCGCAAATTATCAAGTTATTAATTTAGGACTACAAAGAAAAAACCACAATATTTTCCCATATTGGGATAACTATATTGCAAAAGCTAAAGAAGTTGGTTACAATTTCCTAAGCTGGAATGTTTGGGCAAAACAAAACGCAGGATCTGTCGGTAATCAATCTGCTTTTTTCCCAATAGCACATGAATGGATTTTTGTTTTTGGTTTTAAATTCAAAGATATAAATAGAACATGGGAAAGAAAAACAGAAATAAGTAAAAGAACTAAGACATCAAAAAGACAAGCAGACGGATCTATTTTAAAAACAGCGATCGGAGTTCAAAAAGAACTAAAAGAAATGGAATCTGTTTTGTTTTGTAATACTGAATTGGGTGAAATTAGGTCTAAACACCCAGCCACTTTCCCTGTTGAATTACCTTCAGAATATATAAAAGCAATGACGAATATTGGTGATAACATTATTGAACCTTTTACCGGTTCAGGCACAACCATGGTCGCATCTCATCAGCTAAAACGCAAATGCTTTGGAATGGAGCTTGACACTAAATATTGTCAGGTAATAGTTGAAAGAATGATCAAGCTTGACCCGACATTAACAATTAAAAGAAACGGTATTGACGAAACTGAGAAATGGCTTCAATCCCTTTCATAGTATCTAAAAAAGTGTTCAATCCCGTATTTCTTGAGTATCTGAATAACAATAAGCGATACAGGATTTTTTATGGGGGTGCAGGTTCAGGAAAGTCTGTTTTTGTAGTACAAGAAAAGATTATTCAGTTCTTCCAAGGCGGTCACAACATCCTTGTTGTCAGACAGACATCCAAAAGTAACCGTCAATCAACTTTTGCATTATTCAAGCAGATTCTGAACAAGTGGAAGGTCCCGAGTCAATGGTATTCTATCAATAAGACAGAGATGACGATCACAAATATAGTCAATAAATCCCAGATAGCATTCGCCGGCCTTGATGATGTCGAGAAGCTTAAATCAATCACTTTTGAAAATGGAATATTGACTGATATATGGATTGAAGAAGCTTCTGAGGTGTCTGAAAAGGACTTTAATCAGCTTGACCTTAGATTAAGAGGTATGTCAAGCGTACCGCTGACAATAACGCTGACATTTAATCCGATTGATGTCAATTTCTGGGCTAAAAAACGCTTCTTTGACCGAGTTAATGATGATTGTTTAATTTGCAAAACAACTTATCTGGACAACCGTTTTATTGATGAGCAGTACAAAAAAACATTGGAGAGACTGAAAGAAATTGATGAAGTCTATTATAATGTTTATGCCTTAGGTGAATGGGGCGTTTTGGGGAACCAGATTTATCACAATTACAAGATATATGACTTTGACACTGATGATCCAAAGTTCACTGATATTTGTCTGGGTGTTGACTTCGGATTCAATGCACCTTCAGCTGTTCTGAAGATTGCCTATTATGACAATGAGATTTACATCCTTGACGAGATTTACCAGGCTGGATTGACAAACGCTGAATTAATCGAAAAAGTTAAAAGCGAATTTACAACAGAATTTCATGTCATCGCTGACTGTGCTGAACCGGACCGAATTGAAGAATTTAAACGCTCTGGATTCTGGATTGACGCTTGCTCAAAAGGGGATGGGTCAATCAAGTCCGGAATTGACTGGTTGAAAGCGCATAAGATACATGTTCACCTGTCAAACTGTCCGGAGACAGCAAGAGAATTACAGGCGTATAAATACAGGGAAGATAAAGATGGTAATGTGCTTGATATGCCGGTCAAGTTCAATGATCATGCAATGGATGCTCTAAGGTATGCGGTTGAATACTGGCGTTCAAATTACAATATGCAATTTACTTTTGATTCTGTAGAAAGCTATGAATATGAAACTCAAAAATGGTATTAAAAATCTTTCTCATACTCCGCTCCTAAATCAAAAGCCACCTTTTCGGGTGGCTTCTTCTATTTATACAGGCTTTTGACTTTTTGGAGGGTCTATGTCATGTTCCTGTGCTTTTTCTTTCAGGTAATCATCAAGCGAATTCATAGGGCTGAACTGGAAGCCTTCACCTGGTAATATATCTTTAAGATCTGAATTTTCAAGATATTCATCTCCTGATTTTTCAACTGATAATGTTTCTTCTGATAGTTCTGATTCAGAAAGAGAAACAACTGTTGATCTGCAGTTGAAATGATTTGGAGGATAATATGTATCCCAGAACGGATCGTCTGATCTGAACACTTTACCATCTAATGTATTGCATAATTCTGTCTCACGCCCATCCATAACGGTCAGATATTGCCAATATGGAAGATTAGCTTCTTTCTGTGCTATCATTCGACCACGAGAAAAAGCAGTCATACAATTAGTCCGGATAACTGTGTCAAGGTGCCAGTTTGCAAGCGGATTGTCTCCCCTGGATTCAAGAACGGATTGAATCACATCACCCAGTTTTTTAGGATCAAAACCCTTATCCATTTGCTTTGAAAATTCTTCTTTAATATCATTAAGAGTTTCAATTGAGTTGACATAGGATATTGTGAACGCTTTGCCTGCGTATTCTTCTAATTGATCATAGAATACAAGTGCATTGACTGAACGCATTCTGGAAAAATACTTTTCAGCCTGTTGATAATCCATGTCAAAAGAAAAATCAACAAAACTTTCAGCGTTCTTTTTTACTTTCTTTTTTTTAGTATTGTCTGTGTACCCTAAAAAATAGGAGTATGTCAGAACCTTAGTTAAAAGCCTTTCATACTCCTTATTACGGGGGAGTTCGTCTTTTGTCAGGAGTGAGAGGTTTGAGCCTGACTTAGAAAAAAAATCATATAAAGATAAAAAGACAGACTTATTCTTTTCAATGATTTCATCTGTCTGATCAATGACATCATCTGTTTTCAAACCCTCCATTAACTGAAATATTGAGTTTTTTTTTTAACCTCTGAATTGAGGTTCTCAAACGGATTGCTTGACCTTTCCTGTATAGTGAAATGATCCTCTGGCAGTCCATAATTTTCAATGAAATATTGAGGCGTAAATCTGACTCCAATGTCATAAAGCATCTTGTCACGGGTTGCCTTCTCTTCTAATAATGTTGGCACTTTCAAAGAAAATGTAGGATAAACACGGTCAGAGAAATTGAAGTTGACTAAAGGCTTGATCAAGTCTCGGTTGATTGTATCGCAAACCAGATCAATTGACAGACTTTGAAAATCTTCCCTGACTGAGTTCTGGACTTTCGCTTGAGCATAAGAACCGGACCCGGTTGACTCGGTTGTGAGCGTTTGACCTACAACCGTTTTAGATATTGATTGATCACACACCTTTATAATTCGATCAAAAGCTTCTGGATTGTTATTACTTGCCTCAATAAACTTAATATCTGAACCCATTGGCATAGTCCCGATTGAAGCCCTGCCAAGTGATGCAAGCGCCTTATTCAACGCATTTTTTGTATCTTCATTCGTATAATATCCCCAAAGCATTGGCATTGCTACAAATTCATTAAAATGAGGCCAGTCTTTAAACATTGCTGAGTACTTGACACATATTACCGGAGCCAGTATTTCAGACAATCCAACCGGCATATAATTAACCTTAATCGGTGCATAAGAAATCATTGTTTTATTCTCAGGTATTTCATAATATTTGTTCATTTGACCATCATAAATGTATAACTTGCCGTCTTTGAAGTTGAACGCCTTTTGCGGTAATGCTTTTAATGATTTAATATTATTCTTATCCCAAATGATTTCAGTAACAGAAAAGCCTTGATATATTGCCTCATGAATTGACTGTAATATATTATTGTCAAGGACATTCCAGATCTGTTCTTTTACGAATTCGTCAATTCTTTCATTTCCTGAGGTCTCAAGCGCCCATTCACATTTCATGAATATTGAATCCCTGTCTTGCTTCTTAGACAAATATTGATCATCCCTAATGACTAACTCGTGAAGATTGATTTTTTCTCTGTAGTCGTCAATATTTTCTATTGCCCATCTGACTGTATTTGGTGACATTGTGAGCATACGATAAAGGTCTTCTGACTTATGATATAAATTTAATTCTGTCATAAATTCCCCACTATATATTTTTTTGCTAAGTCTGTTATATATTGCTTGTCTGAATCCTGAAGCATCAAGAACGGGCGTGCTTCGATATTAATTGTCATATTTCTTTTGTGAGCTGATACATTGACCATTTTTGCTTTAATCGGTCTCCCAAATGCCTGGGTGATTTTCCTTTGATGATTTTTAACATTCTGAACTATGTTTTTTTTAGCTCCAAATTGATGAGTTGAAGCATAAGCTATATTAGTCCCTACTGTCACCGTTTGTTTGTCAAATTTATAGTGAATCGATCTCATCAGCTTGCCAGTATCAATAAGCGTTTTGCCAAGCCTTGATTTACCATCTTTCTTAGAAATATGAGCATTTTTTGACCTCTGTGAAGGCTTCCATTTTACGGGTCTTCCACCTTCTCTGAAATTCATCATGATTGATCTGGTGACACGCTCCCCAATTTCACGCATTACGAAACTAACATCTATACTCATAATCTCCTCCGGTTGAAATAATTGTAACAGCACTGTTTGATTCTGCAACTTCAATTCCTGTAATCGTACCGGTAACAATCTTTTCAAGCAATTCAATGCAATTGTTATACAATTTTGAATAATCTTCTTCAGAATTAACCTGTAGATTTGCCTGCATGATATAATAATATGCAAGTGTCGAGGCAATACGGATAATGATACCAGGGACGCTTTCAGGATTGATAACAAATCTGGTGCCGAGATAACCATCTATAAGTGCTTCAGCGTCATCAATCGCTGTATTGATTTCATCATCTGTATGTTCTGAAAATCCGGGGTATCTCAAGAGAAATTCTTCTTTGGTAATGTATTTATTCATAATTCACCTCTTTATCTTTTGTGTCTATTGTACAAACCTTTTTATATTTGTCTAAGTATTTGAGCCATATATATATATATGCTTTAATATACTTGATTATATTATAAGACTGATTATAATTTGTTCAAAGATTATGATTAAGGCGGTTGTAAATGGTGAATGTAATTAACAATATACTTGATAAGTTGAAAACAGTCGAAGCGTTGAAATATGTTGATATGTATTATTCGCAAGACGAGTCAAAAATGAATTTGATTAAGTTTCCTGCTGTCTTAGTAAATTTGGTTAATATCAATTATAATAAAGTTGCCACAACCGCCTACGACCGCACTTTAACGATTGGTATGCTGTTTTTTTATACAGCAGTTAAACCATGTGCTGAAAAGGAAATTGAAGCACTTGAAATATTAGATGACATTTATCAGGTACTTAGAAACGAACTGGAAATCACTTTTAAAGATGCTTCATGTATCGAAAGAACCAGCACACTTACAACTTATTATATTGAGTTAGAATACTCAGGGGATTTGATATGAAAGACAAAACAAAACAATACTATTCACTGCATGAACTGGAATTATCTGAACAACAACCAGAGTCGGGGACTCTTACAGTTCTGGCTGGTGTGGTAGGGAAATGGAGTCATCCGGCAGGTGATTTTGAAATTACTCAATCCGATGTTGAAAATATGGTCAATGACTTCAACAAGAAAAAAAGAGATTTGCTGTTTGACTTCGACCATCGCTGTCTTGATCCATTCGCAAATAATTCAAAGTCTGCCGGTTGGGGAAAAGTGTTAAGAGCAACAGAAAAGGGTTTAGAAATTGACGTTGAGTTTACTCCAGCAGGTAAGCAGGCAATCGAAAACAAAGAATATCGTTATCTATCACCGGTGTATGTCATGTCAAGCAATCGCAAAGACCGCAAGGTTTCATTACATTCAGTTGCATTGACGAACATCCCGTTTTTGAAAGAACTTCCCGCAATCGTAAACTCAGAAAAAAACGAAACCAATAAACAAGGAGAGAATATGGAAGAATTAGTTAAAATCCTCGCATGTTCAGAAGAAGAAGTTGCAGATAAAGTAAAAGCTATCATTGCAAAAAATTCTGAAATGCAAACTCAATTGTCTGAACTGCAAGCTAAACAGGCAGAATCAGAAGTTGATCTGGCAATCGCAAACAATCAAATCAAGAAAGATCAAAGGACTTTCGCACTTAACTTAAGATTGAAAGATGCAGATCTTTTTAATCAGTTTTTATCTTCAAACAAAATCGAAGCACCACAAGGGACTATTGAAATCCCAAACAGTTCTAAAGAATCTAATGTAGTGAAATTCTCTGAGCTGTTAGATAATCCAGCAAAATTTGTAGAATTCCAGGAAAAAGACCCTGTAAAATTCAATGAAATGTATGAAAAATTTTTAAACGGAGGTGAATAATGGGTTTTAAATCTCAAATCTGGTCAGCAAAGACCGTAAA